ATCGCCAACTACATAACCAGTACCGCCTTGAGCAACAACACTGTCGTAAATAGTTTCTACACTGATCAGTTCATCACTTGGAATCAGTCTAATTCCTGTGCCTACTCCTTGCACATAGTAATCTTTGTTCTGCCATGTTGCAGGAGCACTAGAATCAAAATTTACTTTCATTCCATTGGTAAACACCACTCCGTTGGGACTGATATAGTTCACTTTGCCAACAATATCTGTACTTGGATCTAACTCCGACCCTGTTGGTTCAATTAAATTAATAAAACCAACTGCGTCAACATCTTTGTCGCTCTGGTAGTATATTGTTGTCAATGGTGCTGTGATGCTGGGTACTTCGTTATAAAGTCCATTTCTTCTGAAGAATTCTTTACTGGTATTTTTGGCACCACCGTAAATTCTAACTTTGTGTTCATTAGTAACTGATGATTTATTAAGCAACAGAATTCTATCGTTGCCATCCGAATCGGGTACAATACTGATTGTGTAGATGTTTGTTCTATCTGCAAGTGGTATTAAATTGCTTTGATCAAAATAAACAACACCGTCAACTGTTCTAGTTGTGTCTGTCCAAAAAGCATCGTCGATATAATCTCTATTGGTGAACACCACTGTGGCACCATCTAGATATGCAACTGGCCCATCTATGCCGCCGTATGTTGATATAAGTTCTGCAGGCTTTGCCCCTTGCAATTGACTGAATGCCAACTCAGTTGCATAACTCACAACCTCAACTGTTGGCATATTTGTGTAAACTTCTTGTGCATTAATCTGTGGTACTGTAAACTTCACAGTACCTGAAGACAAACCGTTATCACTGACTCCAAGCACAGATCTAGTTCGTAGATTACTGATGTCTGGATCCACTCCGTTAGCACCAGGTTTTGACTGTATAAAGAAATTGTTGCCTGGTTCGTTTATAACAAACTCGTACACACCACCACGAGCCAGTGTTAGTGAAGGGTTAGGAACATTGCCATTTTCTGAAAATTCGTAAGCATTGTTGATTGGGTTGTATGTAACAGTGTAGGTTATCTGTAGGTCTACCAGGTTACTGGTAATTTGTACAGCACTTGGTCCAGTACTTTCCCAGTAGTATTGACTGAAATTAATTAACTTGTCTAGGTCAACCCTAGGATCGTATGAGTAGTACTCGTTGTCAAACAATCGACTATGGTTATTCTTTAAACCACCATAGTATTCTATCTTGTTAACAGTATCTGTATAAGTTGTAGCAAAAGTGGTTTGATTGGTGACTTGATCTTTGATAACCACACTGGGCTCAAGTTGATAATCTTGCCTACCACTGGTACTTTCAGCAATGTAACTGTCTGTGGCCTTGTAAGAAGGCGCTAACTTACGACCAATATAACCATTAACTTGTTTTAGTTGTGGTTCACTTATCAGTTGATCAACAGTAGCATTTAAAAATTTCTTATTAGTCTCAGTCTGAAAAACGTCAGGTAAAAACTGGTGTGTCTTGGTTACTGCCATTGTTTGCTTTCCTATGCCCTGTTAAGTTGCCCTGCTGTAATAGCAGAAATTATTTGTACGTTGTCTACTGTTGCCGCGCTTGTGAAAATTTCATTTGCTTCGGCGTTTATTTGGTATAAGTCGCCAAAACTGTTGTTTGATGCATTTGGGACAATAATAATACTACTGACGTTTGGAGTTAACTTGGTGTGCAAAAATGCACTAAGTTCACTAAAGTAAAATGTTTCACCAAAATCCCAGTTGTTAACGTCAAAGTATTCATTGACTGCATTTATAACAAGACTCTTAACTTCGTTGTCACTGACGTTTACGGCCGGGTTTTTGACCACTTTGAAAGTGGAGCGTAATGGTTCTTTTGCTCTATTGCCAAATAGTGGTTTAAACTCAACTGAGTTGTAAATCAATGTATCGCTAATTGTTTTTAATTGTTCAATTGAGCTATATTCTGTTTGCAATTCTGTGCCTGTTGGTGCAACAGGTTCTGTTACTGTGTTTGTAGTATCTGTGATGTATGCAGTGTACTGATCGCTATAATCTTTGGTTAACAAATACAAGTCAATCAAATTGTTTGGACTTGGATCTATTCTTCTGTTATTGGGCGCATTGTGTGTATAAGAAAAGTTAATGTTGTCTCTTCCATTTCGTGCTTTGTAATTAGTAAGCAGTGTCAATGATGTTCCACTGGACTGATAGAACTTGTCTTCGGTGTATGCATAGAACACACTGTCCACTGGGTACAAGTCAATATTGTTTATGATTTCTGTTTCTGTGGTATAAACACTTACTATGTCAGCACGACTAACTGGGTCATACAATAAGAAATCAGTAGTTGTGGTTGACTGTTTGAAAAATACAAACTTGTTCTGTGGATTAACTGATGAATCTACAAAAGTATTAAAGAATGTTGGGTCGTCTGGAACACCATCAAGATTGGTATCCGGGAATGTAACAAGTATTTTCCTGTTGTCTTTGTATCCATCTGCATTCAGTACTTCGTCGCTTATTTTCCAGGTCTGACTATAAAAAATACTATCTGCACTGTCAGGCTTTGTGTTTAGTCTTAGAATTTTTACAGCGTCTTCTCTTGTGGATGCAGTTCTTGAATCGTATGCTCTTACACCAGGATCAAAATAGAATCTTGTTTCTCTTACACTTTCAAACAGATAATCAATACCACGTGACGTGGCGATGTACTCATTGTTAAGAAACTCCAGTTTCAAGAACCAACTGTTGTCAAGTCCCGTGCCGGATGTGTTTCCTGCATTTGTTAAACTAAAATTGCCTGTGCCAATGTTTGACTCTTCAACTATTGTCCATTCCATTTCATCTACATCATAACGTAATGCAAATGTTTTGTAACTTAGGATATTGTTTACAATATTAGTTATCAGCGTTGTTGACCAGGCGCTATAAAACACAGGAATAACTGATGACACTATTGCTGTGCTGGGCACAACAACACTCAGTGTGGCGTTTCCGATTCCTGGTGTAGTGTACTTGACTACACTGGCCCAAATGCTAGTGCGTTGGAACTCTGTTGTTGGAGTTCCAGTGACCAATTGGTTTTGTGCATTAAAAAATTTGCCGCTTGGAGCAGTAAACTGAATCAACGCACCTTGTGTCAAGTATGTGTAGTTGTCTGATGTAAATGTTCCTTCACTTCGACTGCCAGTATTTGACACCTGTGTCCAAGTGGCAGTTGGTGTTTGTCTAGTGGCTGTTTCGTAGTACAGATGCTTGGATTTATCTGTACCTATCAATGACTGCAATGTATTTTGTACAATAAAGTTTACTTCACTACTGGATGTGAATGTAAACACTGTTTGTTCCGAAGTGTCTTCTTTGTACAACATCCCATCTTCAGCGAATATATTGGTGCTACTGTATCTACCAGTGGCATCAATTACATCCAGGTACCTGCTGATACCCGAACTTGATCTGTTAACTGCTTTTGCTTTAACCACAGTGCCGAAACTAGTAAATGGCAATGTGTTATAATCCTCGCCAGACACCATGCGATTCTGTGTATAGTATTGCTGTGGTGCTTTTGTTCTTATTTCTTCTAGTGACTCGCGACTGCTTGCATTTGTTACTGTGTACTGTAAACTTGCTCTGATTACAATTGTTTCTGTTCTTCCAGTAGCACTACGATAAGGAATAGTTATAGTAACGTTGTTCATTTCGTCAGGAGTAATTTTATAAGTTTGGTTATTTGACACTCTATAAAATAATCTGAACGAGCCTGTTGGAACGTTAGTAAAGGAGCCGTCGCCAAATACCAAATCAACTTGATCGTTTGCTCTTGAACTTACACTGTATAAATCACGGTCTGCTGTGTTGTTATAGATTACATTAATTCCAGACACTGCTGGAACTTTGGTCCAGGTCTTGTTTATTGCATTGTTGGTTCCCAGCTGATATAACCAAACATCATCATTGTTGATGTTGTCAAAGTTCACATTTACTACTCTGTTGGGCAGGTTATCAGCAATATTAAAATCTAAATTACGCAACCGACCTTGCTTGAAATACAAGAAATATCCAGTGTTGTTTGAAGAGTTGCCCTGATTGTCATTTTTATATAAAAAACTAAACTGTGCAGTTGGCCCAGGTGCCTTTTCGCTAACATAGTTGTAGTCAGCAGTGGTAGCACTTACTGCTTCAAACGGCGTGGCTATACCACCAATACTGGCTTCAAATGGTTGTACTGAATTTATGTTGCTGAGTAAACTAATAGCATACTCATCTGTTTTGACTCCGTTAAGAGTTTTGGTTCCGCCTGGCTTACCTACTGCTTGTGACGACACCAACGATGCATTGATAATTGCTGTAAACTGTTCAAGCCAGTTTTCATTTGTATTGTCGTTCCAGTTTATCAACTGGTTCGAAAGATTATTACCTTCACTGTCAGTGATGTTTTCGGTGGACACTACACTTTGGAACTTCAAGAAGCCCGATGCAGGTATATTACGTTTTGGGTTATAACTGATCAGCTTGGCTAGTTTGAGTATACTGTCTCTACGCTCTGCTGTATCAATAAAGTTTTCTCTAGCATTGAGATCTGTTCTGAATGCTAAACTTTGTCCTAGGAATGCAATCAAATCAATAAGCGCAACATATTCGCTTGACTCAGTAAAGTCATTGAAGTCTTCAGGATAGTAAGTACGCAAGTACTCAATCATGCTTTTGCGAATAGTCTCAAAGTCAAAACTTTGAAAGTTAGCGTCTTTAAATGTTTGATAAATTTTAGTCCAATCTTGTTGAACTAATAAACTGGTTTGTCTTGTAGTAGTAGCCATATGTCCATTAAATACCTGTTATTAGATATTTATGGCATTTAAAAACGGCTAATATTATACAGCAGTAAGTTTGTTGCTGGTAGAATCAAAGGTCAGGCTGAGCCTATCTGAGAAGTCGCCTGGTAGGAAAGTCATGTCTATTTCTATCTGCAGACCGTTGTCAAATTCATCTAGTATGACTTGATCTACACGCAACCTTGGGTCATATGTAACAATGCGAGTAACATCATTTACTATAGTCGACTTGACATCTTCTGTTAGTGGTTCATACAGAGCATTCCAAACTAAACTACCAAAGTTTGGATTCATGAGTTTTTGACCTTTCTTGATACTGAAATGATTGATCAAGTCTTGCTTAACCAATTCAAAATCAACAAGACTAAACTTTTTTGTTCTGTCAACTGTACTAAAACCTTTATATCTCGTAACCATATGTGTATTTACTCCGTTATGACTCCGGCCGCTAGTGTAGTAAACGCATATCTTCCAGCATTAAAAAACAACGACCCTGGTCTACCTTGACTGTCCACTATTGCATCGCCTTGAATCTTCCATTCTTTTACTTTTGTTGCAATCACTGACGTGTATACTGAACTTACACGATTACTGAGTATATCAATATTTGCCCCGGCTGAGCCAATTGCTCTCAGTTTGTCCAACCCTTCGACGTTGGCAAACAGTGCATTTTGCACAATTCGTGTTGTTTTCAATGACTCAGTGGTTAATTGTTCAACAGTCGACAACAACTTTCTCTCAGGCAGTGGCGTTGTAGAAGTTAACGTAAAGTCACTTGCGATATCAGAAATTCCACTGTCAACGTAGTGTTGAAATGCTGTGTCCGGACTACCTAAATAGGCCAGTGTGTTTGCTAGTTCAGTGATAAGAGTATTGGTGCGTGCAACAATGTAACTTAGATCTGTGTTGCGCAGTCTTGACACTGTGCCTGTTGCAATGTTACTGGTGATTGCTTTGCCCAATCTAAACGTGCTGTTGTTCACAGTGTCTGTCATGGTGTGTATTTCGTATATGCCGTTGAACGTACCTGCACCGGACACCTGCACTGGTAGTCCTTGAACCAACTCTGTTCTTAATCCTGTAGGAGCCACGTCACTTAGTGACTCGTTTGCACTGCCAATACTGCTAACAGGGTATTGTGCTAAACTGGTAACTGTTCCGGTGTCTACTGTTATAGCAATGTTTGCGTTGCCTTCATGTTGATCGGTGTAGTCAAATTCAAATAAGTTTATTACATTGCCAACTGTTTTAACTCCGTTGATTGAAGTAAGCAACACATTGGCTAGATTAGATTTGCCTAAATTTGTATCCACTGTTACAGTCCTCCCTGAGCCGTAACTGTGTGCTACAGGGAATGTGTTTATAAAGGCAACATTGCTTACTCGAGAAACATTGGCAGTAATATATATTTCTTCAGGTATGGTAAAACTGGTACGGTATGTGGATATATGATCTTGAAACTGGTGAGAGACTGCAAGATACCCACAGATTATGTCACCTGGAATATCTACTTCAAAAACTCCTGCGTCAAGTAGTGCCTGATACTGCTCAAGCAGGTATCGTTGCATTACACTGTCTTGTACTGCTTGGTTGCGCAAGAATGTGGACAGACTGCCTATTCCTTCTTTGTTGGTCCAGGCTTCGCCGTTTTCTGTGATGTATCCGTAATTGATCAAGGTTTTTATATGCGTAGCATATCTACCAAATCTTGGGCCTATGTTGTAAGCAAGATTGTTGCCAGACTCCATAAACCCAATTTGTGTCATCAACGACTTGATACTGCTTCTGCGCAAGCCAACAATGTCAGTTTTTGCACTGGGTATGCTTACTCCTAATGCAGTTGATGGGCGACTC